GCGGATAATACATGGGCATACGGACATCTTGCATTTGTCTGCTGCTGTCTTGCTCAAGAGGCGCGCCCTCACCTGTCTTGAACATAGGAATGGCCCCGAATGCAGGGTCAATCTTCGATCCAATAGCTTGAGCAATACGGATTGCCCGTGTTATGGAATCTGGATTGAATTTCATTCCTCAATTTCCTTCCTGATGTCACCAAATGCAGCCTCAGCCTGCTCGACAGCCTCAGGGTGTGTCAGGATGTCACGCGCAAGCTCCATAAGCTGGACGCGCTCACGGCTCTGTCGATCAAGGTCGCGGTTCTGGTCTTCAGTAGACGCAGAAGCAGCCTTCATCTCAACAGCCCGTGCCCGTGTCTCAGCATCCATCATTTTGATCTTGAGGTTTTCCATATCCAGCGCGGTTGGCTGACCACCATTTGGATCAGACGCTCCTGCCTTAGGTGCAAATGCGCCCTGCTGGATCTTAGCCTGCGTCTCAGCGACCTTGGCTTGAGCGACCATCATGCGCGCCTCAGAATCCATCTTCTGGTTTTCCATCTGAGCCTGAGCTTGAATAAGTTCTGGCGGAGGCGCTTGCTGTGCCTGCTGCGGAACAAGGAACTGGGACGGATTGTTCCATCCAATGGCCTGTAATGCGGCAGTATCGATGTCAATTGGGTCGTACATAGACGGGTTGGCAGCTTGAAGCTGTTTCATGGCCATGATCTTCATGACGCGCTGACCGTGCGATGCTGTGTTGGGATCAGCCTGCGGGATTAGGTTGCAGTTATCAAGGGCTTCCAAGAAAACCTTCTCATCCCACGGCAAGCTCTTTTGATTGTTGCGCTGCCAGAAGCTTTCTGGATTGTCCTTAAAGCATTCCTTTAGCAACTGGAATTCCTGCGCTTGTGAGGCATGCATGCGCTTATGGACAGCGTTCATGACCTTGGTAGCCTGTTCGATCATCGCAAGCGTTGTGCCCACAGGAGCTTCAGAGTTACCTTCACCAACTTGTTGCTCAGATGTACCACCAATACGCATACCGGTCTGAGCCATATCACCAACAAGCGCCATAAGAGCCTGATTTGGCGGCTGGTACGGCAAAGGCATAATGGCGTCACGAATAGGAAGACCGCCCGTCTTTACCAGAGCGCCGCCGCCCGGTGGAACACGGAAGATATTGGTATTTTGGCGGGCACCAGTGTCAGCCATCAAGAAGCCGGGGAAGTTGGAATACATCCCTGCGTCAAGTAACTCACGCCATGCAGCCGTAATTGCGTTTGTTGTGTTTCCAAGGATGTTTAAAAGACCAATGTCGTAAAAACCAAGACCCGGAACAAATGTATATTTAACAAAGACTTGACGCGCTTCAGGTAGTCCGTTTTCTTTTGAATCGTCGTAGTTACGGACAATAGAAAGGATTTCTTTTGAAGAAACGTCGATGGTTACGCGATACGGAACCTCAAGACCTGACGGCTTACCCTTATGCTTATGCTCATAATCCTTAATATCAAGCTCACAATAGCACTCATAGATCTCACGATCACGATCACCAGAGGTTGCAATCGTGTCAGATAAGCCCTGCTGGTCCTTTTCCTGCCTCTGGAACGAATCAAGCTTCTGCGGGGAAGCAGTGCCAAGTTCGATGTCGCGATAAACGCCCAAAATCTGCAAACGGCGCACAACTGACGGGCGAAGCATGACGCGATGCGTAATACGGCGCGCATTTGCCAAGTCTGTGGCCGCACTATTGACGATAAGGTCATCAGCATCAACGGTTTCGGACACGGGGCGGTTGCGAAGCGGGCAATAGTACACTTTTTTGAAGGATGTACCGCCAAAACCAAGCATCAATAGCATGCGGTCGGTGTCTGGGTAGTATTCTGTCGCCGTTACGGTCAAATAATGGTTAAAATCGCGTTCAAGGGCGTTTGCAGACTGGTCATCTTCAAGCGTGGCAAAGTTATTGTCGTTGCGGATCTTAATAGGACCGTCAGTTGGCAGCATTTCAGAACGCGCATTGGCCTGAAAGCGCAAAACAGCCTCAAGAAGCAATGGGTGACGCACACGGGACATGCCTTCAACCGGCGCACCGTCAGATGCACCAGCAATACTGGGTAATTCAACCTTCAGCCCAAGAAGCTTTATGCCGTCAGCGCGGTCTTTTACCCAATCTTTGCGGCTTTCAAGGTCCTCATCAATCCCACGCATTAAATCGCCGGATATTTGCTGCAACTCCATTGCATCGATCTTATCGACAAGGTTGTCAAACCAACCGGAGTCATCGTCATCGTCCTCATCTTCTACCAATGAGCTTCCGTTCATTGAGATGGTAATTGATCCATCGCCATGCTCAATCGAAAGAACTTTACCATTCTCATCTTCATCAAGCTTGTCTGGATCAAGATCTGCATCATTAATGACAATGTCTTGATCATCGCTTGGGTCGCCCATAGGCGTACCTTGACGGAGGTTCATTGGGGCAAGGCCGGGACGAGTAGCCATTAGTTTTCCTCTGTTACGGCGTCACGAAGGTTTTCCATCTCTTCAACGAAAAGACGCAAGCCCTCTTGCGCGGCAGAATTATCATCTTTTGCTTTTATAGTATATATCCGTTCGTGGTCAAAAGGCTTCTCACCCCAAACCTTAACTTCATGCTGCATACCACCAAGCTCATCAACCGTGCAACTTGCTAAAATCTTATCATCCATGTCACACTTTCCCAAAATAAAGCTGCTTCAGCTTTGTCAAAAGAAGAAAAACATTTTCATTAAATTCAGCTTCTGCCTCACGATTGTGAAAAAGAACAGGGTCTTTTCCGGAAAAGTGATCAATGTGCGTGTCAAGCTCAATTATCATACCAGTATCATCAATAGAAACCCAATGTTGACCAAAAACAGACATAATACCTCCTTAACATACATAAAGGGGAGCTTGCTGCTTCCCCGGATAGGTTACAAGACTATCAAGCTCATTGCGGCGCTCGGCAGAGCGCGTGAGCAATCCAAGGTCGCGCAAGTGACGAATAGCCATAGACACGGTGTCAACTAAGTCATCGTGCTTTCCCTTAGGGAACTGGCCCACTTGCGTGATTACTGTCTGCGCCCACTCAAGGTCAGGCGCAAAAATAATACCATCTGCAAACAAATGCTGAACCGAATACAAGCGCGAAAGCTTATCCTGACTCTTAGGATCTGAAAGCTGCACAGCCCAGCCAGCCGAAGAGTATACGCGCCGCAACTCCTGCGCGACAGAGATACCAGCAGCTTTATTCTCAATTAGCAGCTTATCAACCTTCAGCCGCTTGCAGGTATCAGCAACCTTCTCCATCAACTGGTGAAGCTCAAGCCTTTCCTGCCACGCATGCATCAGCATCAGCTTTGGCGCGCCTTCTGTGTAATGTCGCTTAACCTCATTAGCGCGACCTTCTTTGCCAAAGGTCTTAATCGCCGTTGCATTCATGTCTTCTGTAAACACGCCCCAAATGGTCATGGCAGAATAGTCGTTATTAGTGTTCAGCGTGTACGCAGTATCCAAGGACGCAATGATATAATCCATTGGCGGGTAAGCGCGGCCCTCCCACTTCAGCCACCAATCAGACTTGATGACACCACCGCCCGCAGGCTCAGGGCGCTGCTGCAACTGCCCAGCCGCACCAAATGGCCCAAGGGCCCGCTCAAGTCTGTCAACTTCTTTAGTACCAAAGCGGTCAGGCCAAAGAAGCTCACCCTCCTCCTTGCGCGGATCTTCCCAGCCAATCGATGTAACGAAAGACCGTTCCTTCTCAAAGCGCATGGGCAAGCATAAGTGCGTCCACTCGCTTTCTGTATCATTCTCCAATATGTGGCCGGTGAGGTCATCTTCCGCCAGCCTCTGCTGGATCACAATCATTGCGCCCGTCTTCTGGTCGTTCAAGCGGGTGGACATTGTGCCGTCCCACCAATCTTTGGTCGCATTAATGTTTGCTTCAGAGAAAGCCTCGTTTGCAGCGTTAGGGTCATCAACAATAATAATTGATCCACCCTCACCCGTTACCTTTGCGTCAACGGATGTGATCAGCCGCTCACCGCGCTTGTCATTCAAGAAGCGCCCCTTGGTATTCTGGTCGGACGTGAGATTGAACCTGTCGCCCCAGATCTCCTGATACCAAGGCGACTCAATCAAGCGCCGACACTTCACGCTATCACGCATGGCCAAAGACGAACCATATGACGCACACAAGAACTGCACACCGGGCCCGGACGTTGGCGAGTGATCCCGCTGCGCCCAAGTCCAAGCAGGAAAAGCCACAGACGTGATAGAACTCTTGCCCATGCGCGGGGGAATATTAATCAGCAGCCGCTTGATCTCACCGTCAACCACAGCCTGCAAATGCTCAGCCACAGCTTCAATGGGCCAGCCGTCTTTCCAAGGCGAAGGGTCAATATGTTTCCATGCGCCGGTCAAAAAGTGATACAGGTTGTTCTCATACTCAAACTGCTCAATTAGCTTCATCTGCTGGACCGGGTCGATCATGACCCCGCCGCCAATATCAATCAGGCGCGACATCACTCATCCCCACTATGGTCTTCAATGGCCACAAACTCAGCCTCCGGTACTTGATCATCCTTATATTGCTGCGCCTCGTCAACCGCATCCTTCAGCACGTCAGCCAACGTGTCCTTTAGCAACTCGCGCTGCTCATCAGACATAAGATACGGATCAAGCGTCTTCTTAATTGGATCAACAGGCATACCGTCCGCGCCAAGCATCTGGATCTGGCGGCGCTGGGAAAAGACATCAGGCGCAAGCGTTGCCAGCATAAACTTACCAGCAGCCACAGCCTGCTTGTGATTAGGGTCAGTCGCAATGACGGCCATATTCTGCGCGATGTTAGCCACCAAGTTGGACGTGCCCGTGTGCCAATCTTCGTTGTAATACTTTCTAATCGTATTGTTGCTGATCCGCATAATGCTGGCAGTCTGCGCCATACTTAGGCCAACAGCGCGGCACCGCTCAATCATTGCGGCCCTTACCGGGTCAACCTCATGAATGTTTCCAACCTTCACCAATCCCCCATCCGGGCGCATTGCCTTGACCGGGGACTTGGGAGGACTACCGTGCTTACCTTGGGGCATATAAGATCCACATAA